CCCTAGGTATGAAATGTACTAATGGAGATAAAACAGCTATTATAAAACCAACTCAGGATTTTGATAAATTGACATATGTGAAAAGACATTTTCGTCAACATCCCGTTTTGAAGCGTTATGTAGGGTGTCTTTCATTAGACACCATATTTAATACTTTGCAATGGGTAGATTCGACGAAAAATGTACACGAAGCTATGGTAGGGAAAATGAGATCTATGCAAGTAGAATCTTATTTACATTCGCCTAATTTGTACCGGAGATTGACTGCGATATTTGAGAAAAAATATCCGTTTGATGCGTTTTTTAGTGAAAGTAAGGTTATTAATATACTCAACATGCCAGAAGGGTATGATGAAATTATTAATATGCAAGGAAAAAATTTTTCTTTTTAAGATGCTTGATTATGGCAGAGTAAACTGCCTTAACAAATCCTTGTTGATCAGGATGGCAACCTATAGCCCATATTGTAATTATACGGTTATGCAATAGAAAGATGACGATACTTCTAGCCGTGATTACAAATGAATTTCTATCGTTATATCACTGGTTAACGAAACAGTGGTTGAAAATTTTTTTTTCGTTACACAACTTTTAAATATTGATAAAGACTTTAAACAAGTCTCTAATAGTGATTTTGATATCACTTCCCAAAATATGACGACAACAGTGGCTTCAGTAACTACGCGTGAAATCCAGGAGATTGATTCACCGTTTAACGACTTTTTTATGACAGTAGATATACCCGATGCTTATCGAGTAGATGCTAAATCTTTTATAGAGAGGCCGTTTTTTGTTGATGAAATCACCTTCCCAGATACAGCTGCTAGATATACTTTACTGACCAGTTCTGTGCGTTTCCTACCCGGAGATATTGCGCGTAGTAATGATTCAGTATTGAATATGTTTAAGATGGCTGCTTATGGACGTCCTGATTTAATGATTAATGTTTCTATGGCAGGTACTATTACTCATGCTGGATGTGTTTTGGTGGGGGTTTTACCACCTTTCCCTACATATCCTAATTTGGTTGGTACTAACAATGCTTCATTAATCAATACCATTTTATCAGGACCACACGCTTTTTTACATGCAAATGAAGCTACTTCTGTTGCTATACCAGTTCCCTGGTACTGTAACACTGATTTGGCTACGACTGATATGGAACAAACACAAGGGTATGATACAACGTTGGATATTACTGTGACTAACGGTAATTATGCAACTTTAGTGTACTTAGTGTTAAACCCATTGCAACCTTCTACAGGCTCTTCTAAATCTTTGCGGATTATAGTAGAAGCTTGTTTCAAGAATTTTGATTTGGCTGTTCCAACACCCAGATTTGTCTCATGGACTGCCCAGAGTGGACGAACAATGTTTAAC